GCAGAAGCGAAACTCACCCTTTGGATGGCAGCGGATGACGCTGTGGCCACCGGACAAGCTTACACCATCGGGGGCCGATCCCTGACCCGCGCCGATAGCAAGCAAATTGACGCCAAAATCCTCTTATGGGACAAGATGGTGAAACGCCTGACCCGAGGCGGAATCCGCGTCACAGGAGCTACGCCATGCGGATGACCCCTTCCAAACTCCCCGAAGTCAAAACAAATATCATCGATAAGACCATCGCGGTTTTCAGCCCCCAGCGAGCCGCCAAACGCTACCGCGCCCGAATGATGCTGGCCATGGCCGGTGGGTACGCGGGTGCATCCCGAACACGCCGAAGCCTCAAACAATGGACCCCCAGCGGTTACGACGCAGACTCCGATATTCTCCCCGACCTGCCTACCCTCCGGGACCGATCCCGCGACATGATCCGAAACATGCCACTTGCCTCCGGTGCCATGAATACGAAAGTGACCAATGTCGTTGGGACCGGCCTCCGCCTCCAGGCCCGTATAGACCGGGAAGCCTTAAACCTGGACGAAGCCCAGGCCGACGCATGGGAATCCAAAACGGAACGGGAATGGCGCCTGTGGTGGGATTCATTCGACTGTGACGCCGCCCGAACCCTGCGAGGGGACGGATTGACGACTATGGTCTACAGGCAGGCCCTTGAAAACGGAGACGTGTTTGTCCTGTTACCCCGCATCAGCCGCAAAACCAACCCCTACACGCTGGCGCTTCAGACCATCGAAGCCGACAGAGTTTCCAACCCCGACAACCAGCGGGACACCGCCACCCTGTCCGGTGGCATCGAAAAAGATAAACATGGTGCGCCAACGGCATACCACGTCATGAACGCCCACCCCGGTCGGTTATACGGATCCGCCGGGAATACATGGCAGCGGATACCCGCCTATGGCCAAAAGTTGGGCCTAAAAAACATCTTGCACATTTACCGACCGACGCGCCCAGGGCAAAGCCGAGGCGTTCCGGATCTGGCCGCCGTCATCGAGCCGCTGAAACAGCTCACCCGGTACGCCGAAGCAGAGCTTATGGCCGCCGTGGTTTCCGCCATGTTCACGGTATTTGTTGAAACCGAAACCGGAGACCCCACCTTTGATTTGACCGATATGTCGGGGGAAACCGGAAGCAGCACATCGGATGACGATTACAAGCTGGGGAACGGCAGCATCATCGGCCTGGCCCCGGGGGAAAAGATCCACGACAGCAACCCGGGCCGACCCAACGCAGCCTTTGACCCGTTCACCCAAGCCATCCTGCGCCAGATCGGTGTGGCCATCGAGCTTCCCTTTGAATTGCTGGTGAAACACTTTACCGCCAGCTATTCCGCCGCACGGGCCGCCTTGCTGGAAGCCTGGAAGTATTTTTCCACCCAGCGCAAGTGGATGACCGACCATTTCAACCGGGTGGTGTATGAAATTTGGATGTACGAAGCCGTTTCATCCGGACGCATTGTTGCCCCCGGTTTCTTCACAGACCCCATCATCCGCCAAGCTTACCTGGGATCTGTCTGGATCGGCCCCGCCAAAGGCCAGATTGACGAACTCAAAGAAATCAAAGCCGCTGAATTGAGAGTGGACATGGGCGTTTCCACCCTTTCCGAAGTCACCGCCGAAATGACCGGTGGCGATTGGGAAAAGAAACACCCCCAAAGCGTGAAGGAACACAACGCCCGGAAAGACGCCGGGCTCATTACGGAAACCCTCAACAACGGAGACCTGCCAGATGAAAATTTTTGACATCTTAACCAGTCCATGGGCCATCATTCCTGATAATTTGCTCGAGATACAGGAAATTTACGCCACCCATCTCCGAGGGGAAAAGATCGACATCAAGGCCGTTGAAGCCGCCATCGGGAAACCGCTCGATAACGAACAAAAGCCCTATGAAGTACACAACAACATCGCCGTCATTCCCGTTCAAGGGGTCATCGCCAAACGCATGAATCTTTTTTCCCAAATTTCGGGAGGGGTCTCCACCCAAAAGCTGGGAAACGACCTCATGGAAGCCATTCGTGACCCGGACATCGACGCCATACTGCTGGACGTGGATTCCCCAGGGGGAACGGTAGATGGAACTGAAGACGCCGCTAACCTAATTTTGGCCGCCCGCCATAAAAAGCCAATAGTGGCCTGGACCGATGGAATGATGGCCTCCGCCGCCTACTGGATCGGGTCCGCCGCCGAGAAAGTTTATATCAGCGGGAAAACCCCCACCGTGGGCAGTATCGGTGTGGTAGCCACCCATGTGGATCGTTCTGAATACGAGAAGCGCCAAGGGATCAGAACCACGGAAGTGTATGCCGGAAAATACAAGCGCATTGCTTCGGAACACAAGCCACTGAGCAAAGAAGGGCTCAAGTCCATACAGGACCGGGTGGATTATTTCTACTCCCTGTTTGTGGACGCGGTGGCCGAAAACAGAGACGTTTCAGCCGAAACGGTTCAATCAGGCATGGCAGACGGTCAGTTGTTTATTGGTCAGCAAGCCATCAACGCCGGGCTGGTGGACGGTGTTTCCACTTTTGACGACCTGTTAAACACCCGAATCCCCTCCATGGTGGAGGAAAGAGAAGCAGACCAAGAACTTTTAACATTTGAAAGGAGTTTACCATGAAGAATCTTGAAGAATTGCAAGGGAAATACCCCAAAATTTACCAGGCGGTATTTGACAAAGGACACGCGGAAGGCCTCAACGCAGCAGAAGGGAAAGCCAATGACAAAGCCCTCAAGGATGGCATTGCCCAGGGCCGCACGGAAGGCGCCCAAGCCGAACGCGACCGCATCAAGGCCGTGGAAGACCAGTTAATCCCCGGTCACGAAGCCCTGATCGAAACCCTGAAATTCGATGGCAGCACCACCGGTGAACAGGCCGCCGTCAAGGTCCTGCAATCGGAAAAAACCATGCGTGCCGACCTGGCCCAAAAGCTCAAGGACGACGCGCCGGATCCGGTTCCCCACGCGCCGGCACCCGAAGGCGACGACCCAAAAACGCCCCAGGCAATATGGGACCATGACGAAAACCTGCGGGCTGAGTTTCAGAATGATTTCGACAGATATGCCGCTTTTTTAAAGGCCGAAGCCGCCGGGCAGATCCGGATCGTCAGTAGGCAGTAGTAAGGCGGAAAACTCGAATCAGTAATAAAGCGGAATTCACGAATCACTAACAAAGGAGAAATACCATGACCACATTAGCAAAAGATACAGCGCGAGATTTAGAGCTGGGCGAACTGGGAGAATACCCGGTCATCGCGTCAGACATTATTTACGAAGGGGCAGCCGTAGGCCTGGTGGATGCCACAGGGCACGTCCAACCCCTCACATCTTCGGATCAATTCGTGGGGTTCGCCCAGCGACAAAAAGACAATTCCGACGGGGACGCCGCCGCCGTCAGGGTGATAACCGTCAAAAGAGGGTCCGCCAAGGTGGCTATCTCGGGTGCCGTCATCACGGACGTTGGGCAGGCTGTTTACGCCACCGACGACAACACCTTTGTTTTCACCCCCGTGGGCTCCGTCTTTATCGGGTTTGTGCGAAGGTGGATCTCCTCCGGGTACGTCATCGTGGAGTTCAACGCCGGAGTCCTCAAGAGTCCCTGGGAAGGCCGAGTCTGTGAAGCCCTGGCCGCCTCAACCAAGACGCTTGACGCGCAGGACACCAACAAGGTCATCGCTTGCACCGTGACCACCGTTATCACACTCCCCGTCACCGCCACCGCACTTAAAAATGTCACATTACTCTGTGTGGGACCATTCGGCACCGTGGAAATTACCGCCAACCCCAACGCAAATGACGGAATCATGGGACCCGACCTGGCGGGCACCGCCAACAAGGACCTGGTCAACACAGCGGCAACGGCAAGACGTGGCGACTTTGTCACCATCAACGCCGGACACGCCGACGGATACACCGTGGAAGAACTGAAGGGAACCTGGGCCGCCGAATCGTAACCGACATTGACGGGCAACGATATTTGACACCACGAACACCATAAGGAGAAAAACAATGGGAGCAGGAACATTAGGCAGCCGAGCCATTATCGGCGAATTTTATAATAAGCTGGAGCAAAACATCGGGACATCATGGATTAATGACGTGTCCATGCTGTTTCAGAGCAACCAGGAATCCGAAACCTACAAATGGCTGGGCATGGCGCCCGGAATGCGCGAGTGGGTTGGTGGAAGAAACGCCAAAGGCTTCAGGGAAAACGGTATCACCATCGCCAACAAAACCTATGAAGCCACCATGGAAGTTCTTTTGGACGAAATCCGCCGAGACAAAACCGGACAGGTCATGCTTCGCATAGCCGAACTGGCCCAGCGGACCAACAGCCATTGG